TGAAGATTGGAAAGACTATTATTATATTGGAAACACAAATATAATTGATGCAGCAGTTCTTTGGGAAAATGATTCATATATTCCAAGAACTTACATGTGCGTAAGTTTTCAATTCAAAAAGCATTTGAATTTGGGTAGAGGTGGAATCATACTCTTAGATAACAAAAGAGCATATGATGCTTTGAGTAAAATGGTGTATGATGGTAGATCTGATGATGCACCTTGGGCAAATCAAGATATATCCACCATTGGATATCATTACTACATGACACCAGAAACTGCTCAACTTGGTCTCAACAAATTAAAACAATGTAAGGATACTATCCCAGAAAGGTGGGATCAAAGTAATTACCCTTATTTGCCATCAATGTCAGTATTCAAATGAAAAGTACTAATGAGTGGGATAAACTTAAAAAAGTAATTGTTGGTAGGGCAGACTATGCATGTATGCCACCAATGGATAGAAGTTATCGTCATATTAACTTTGCAGATAAGGGAGACATATCTAATGTCCCATCTGGATTATATCCTCTTCAGGTAATTGAGGAGGCAAATGAAGATCTTGAGATTTTTGCACAGTTCTTAGTTGGGGAAGGCGTAGAAGTTCTTAGACCTGCAATCGAACCAACTGATTATTATAGTTTCTGTCCTAGAGATGTAGTAGTGTCTCATGGTGACATAGCGTTTGCTGCTCCAATGCCATTACGTGCAAGGAAAGATGACTGGAAAACGATTGCACATCACTTTGACGATTTGAAAGTAGTTGAGTGCTCTTATGATGATGAATTGTATGATGACGATTGTATTTGTGAAAAAGATATTCTTGCTCTAACAGAGCACTCTCCTGCATTTGATGCTGCAAATATTCTGAAGGCAAATGATGATATTTTATATCTTGTGTCGAACAGTGGTAATGTGAGAGGTGCTAAGGAGGTTGTAGAACCACTATTGAATAAGAAAGTGCATCTATTGAAAGATGTCTACAGTTATATGCATATTGACACTACTGTGGCATTTTTGAGAGAGGGATTACTGTTAGCAAATCCATCACGAATTAAGAGTAAAAATGATTTACCAGGACCATTTGCAGACTGGGATATTATCTGGTGCCCAGATGCAGTGGACATTGGACATTACCCAGGGTACAACAACTGCTCCCCTTGGTGTAATATGAACCTCTTCAGTGTATCTCCTGACTTGGTAGCATTAGAAGAACACCAACATCCTACTCGCAAGGTGTTGGAATCTTATGGTATTGAATGTGCAATGCTACCAATGAGACAAGCAAGAACACTTAGTGGGTGTTTTCATTGTGTCACATTGGACTTGGAAAGAGTCACTTGACGCTGTTGATCTTCATCTCCAACTCATTGACCTTAGTAAACTCAGCGTAAGCAGAACCAGAACGCTCGTTTAGGATGTCCAGAATGTCCTCAAGAATGACTTCATTCTCAACGTAGTCATCCAGATACTTATCCAGTGCCTCTTTGAGGTATCTTCTACGATGCCATTCAGGTGAATAGGGTTTGTAGTCCATAATATGGGTTCATTATATCCGTATTATATCACTATCTATTCCGTGGGTCAAGTCCTAATTTGATGAGATATTCCGCCCACCAATCTGGATCTCTTTTCTGTTTCCATCTAGGGACAGGTTTGCCCTGCTCCTCATAGTAGTCATTAATCGCCTTATCGATAGTCTGTGCGATCTCCATACTCCTCTTCCTCCTCATCAACGTCTGCATATGGGTTTCCCACATAGGGTCCTCGTTTGCGTAAAGGTTCTTTTCTGACATAATCTGCTTCTCCACTAACAGCGGACATCCATACTGCAACCTTCATAACCACAAATATTGCAGCAAGAGGAGTAAAGCAAGCGATTAGGATAAGAGGGTTCATTCATCCGAGTCCCAGATTTTTTCGAATTTGTTTCGTAAAGCGTTTATCTTATTATTTTCTTGAACTTGTAGTATTAGTTCGCTTATTCTTTTCTCCTCGTCTGTAAACTCCATGCCATATTTGACTTTCATGTCAACGAGGCGTACCATATCCATGTAGTATTCTAAATCACGACTGACAAAATCGTCGTAATCCATCATACAAAGGCACCCTCCGCCTTCAAATGCTGTAGGGTCTCTTTCATGTTGCCGATGTGTCTGAACCCAATGTTGATCTGTGGGTATTCGGCGTCCTCACCAAATTCTGCCTCAAATCCTCTTTGTGTGAAATGGTGACCCAGTTTGTATTCAAGGAACTCACCGCCAAGTGACTTCAAAAGTGATGCCATCCTTTCACATTCTTGACTTCCATTAGAGTAAATTACTGCTGTCATTTTTCCTCTTTGTAAACAATAGAAATTTTTCTCTTTTCTTCACCCTTGTGATCAAGCATGTATGAGTAGTGAACCTCAGCATCTAATAGTTCAGAGATCTTTTCCACAAGGTTTTTGGTAATATTCAGTTTTGTAACCTGGTCAGTCATTACTTTGTTCACGCCATACATCAATTTGTTCTTGAGTAGGAACAATGATTCGGAAAGCAAGTCCTTCCTCCTCAAATTCCTCATTCATTTTATGATATGTTTCAGGTGTAATCTTCTCAGTCACGTTGCCTCCAATCATCTGGTTTGTCACGTTGGAACCAGTCTACGATTTCATCCGCTCCAGAGAACCCCGTTTTGTGATTAGATGGATCGGGGTCCCCGAGACCCATCTTATTCATAAAATCATCAACGCTGCCCTCTTCAATACCTTTGGATTGGCGTCGTGCTTTGTTCAACCAATCTCTGGCAGTGGTGTGTGCCTTTGCTAGTTTCTCTGCCCAAATCATATCAGACAGTTCAACTACATCATTATTTGCAATTTTCTTGCAAATACCTTCCAATCTTAACCTATACTGAGTAGAGAGCATATGTTGTCATCTCCTTACGAAGGTATTTATTTCTCTAATTCTACCGCAATATCGCGTAGAATGCCAGGAATGTCAGTATCTGGGAACTTCTGACTCAAAACCCTTCCTGCAGATGGTGCGACCTTAACCACAGCATCTCCTTTAGATCCTGCAATATATCCCAATTTAAATACTTTCCAGGAGTAGTCATCAGTAGGATATATACCAAAGCACGCTTTATACGCTTCTGCATCCGCACCTCTAGGAGAATTTGATTCAGGTTTGGAGTCTCTTTTTAAATTGTGCATAATTACAAATTAATTACAATATTGTATATAGATGAAATATTATACCAACCTTGAGGGATTTAATGCAGTATTCTTAGTACAACATCGCGGAGTATATGGATTACCACATGCATCATTTTATCTCTCTTTATTACCAAAAGAATATAAAGATAAACTAATGTCCTTAAATACTGAAGTGCGTATGGTATTTAAATCAATATATGAGGTTGAGGATGAATTTTGTGATCGTATAGAAGATGCCGACTTCTATGTTTTACCTTTTTGTGATATTCACACTGATCCCGATAAACATATATTAAAATATAGAGATGAAATAAATTATGCTTTGAAGTTAGGTAAGAAACTGGTGTATTTTCTTGGAACAGACGTGAACATGCCAGTTAAAATTTCAAGAGAGAATGGTCTAATCTTTCGAACAAGCGGGTTTTTGTCTGAAGCGCAATCAAACGTATATGGGTGTCCAACAGTTAATCTTGATCTAGGAAAACCTAAAAATTACAAAACAAAATTGTCAATATCATTCACTGGATGGGCAAAAAGTTCAGGGATGATTGAAATTGCTCATGGACAAAAAGTACAAAAATTTGATGGAATAAGAGAAGATATAATAAATGAGTTACTTTTAAAAATTCCAGATAAATGTGACTTCATACTTAGAGATGATTGGGGACCAAAATGTAACATAGATAAACTTCATTTTTACAAAAATATGAGTGATAATCTATACTGTCTATGTGTTCGTGGATTTGGTAATTTTTCATTTCGTCTTGGGGAAACTCTAATGGCGGGTAGAATACCCATATTGATTGACACCGAATGCATCTTACCATTTATAGATGAGATCCCATGGGATAAGAATTGTGTTAGAATCAAACCGGAAAATTTTCATAGAATTCCGGAACTCGTTCAGGAATACCACGACTCACATACAGAGGAGGAACTGATTGATATACAAAAACAAAATAGAGAAATTTGGGAACAATATTTCATCCCCAAAAATACTTACAAGAAGATCAGTTCACTTATAAATAACTTCAACAGATTATAAATGTACGTATATTCATGGCGGTTTTAACATCCAGTGGGGTAACGTTCAGTGATAGTACTACTATTAGTAGTAAGTACGATGTGATACCCCAATCAAATACACCATTATATTTTTATCAGAGTTCTGCTCCTACTGGATGGTCTCAAGTAACATCCAATGACAACAAGATGATGAGAGTTGTGAGTGGCACTGGTGCTGGAACTGGTGGATCTAACGGGTTTACTAACACTTTTACTAATAGAAACTTTAGTTCCAACTTCAACGTTCCATTTAGTGCTGGCGTTAATAACCACACTCTTAGTACACCACAGTTGCCTTCACACTCCCACTCAACTGAAGCTGGAGATGCCACAACTCTTCCTCCAGGTCCATGGACTAATGCATCAAACAACGGTAAAAACACAGGTACTAGCAACAGTGGTAATGCTGGAAATAGTGGAGGGCATAGTCACCCCGCAGGTGTCTCTGCAAGTGCAAACTGGTCTGCGGGCCTTGATATGAGAGTGCAATACATTAATGTCATTTACTGTACATTTAGTTGAGGAGGAAATATAATGGCAACAATTACTAACACACAACTACAGTTCTCTAGTAATAATATTTCTACGGGAAACTACCATTTTCCAACTGGAACTGTATCACTGTTCTTCACATCCAGTGCTCCTAGTGAGTGGTCACAGGTAACATCTCAAAATAATAAAGCATTTAGAGTTGTATCTGGAACTGGTGGTGGTACCGGAGGAAACCAAAGTTTTACTGGATGCTTCTCAAATAGAAACTTAGGTGCTAACTTTAACTGTAGTATCAACTCTTCCAACGTTGGTAACCATAGTATGAGTAACAATACTATGGCACAACACACTCACCCCATTAATAATGGTCCAACCACCAGTATTAGAGCTAGTGGAGGTCCAACATCTAACTCAAACTTTAGAACTGGTAATGGTGGTAGCGGTGGTGCTGGTAATGGGGGAGGACATAATCATCCACACAGTAGAAGTGCGAGCGGTAGTTTTAATACCAGTCTTAATTTTGCTGTTCAATATGTGAACATTATTCTATGTTCATATAGTGGTACTTGATCTATAAACTAAAGGAGAATCATGGCAGTAACATTAACTTCTGGTGGTGTAACATTTAATGATAGCACCACACTAAACAGCATTTATCATGGTGGTTTCGCACAGAGTTCCAGAACTCTTATGTTCCGCTCATCTGCTCCTACTGGATGGAGTCAGATCACTAGTCACAACAACAAAGCATTTAGAGTTGTATCTGGAACTGGTGCCGGTAGTGGTGGATCTAATGGTTTTACCAGTGCATTTGCTAGTAGAAACGTTAGTGGTAACGCTCCAGTATCAACATCATTCAACCTTGGAAATACTTCACTAAGTAACAACCAGTTGGCGAACCATTCCCACCCATATGAAGGTGGTGGTGGATCCATGAACGCTCCACCAGGTAACAGTGGACCTACGGCTCCTAGCAATGCAAACCGTGCATCACCTGGTGGACCTAACAGCGGCAACGCTGGAGGTAATGGTAACCACAATCACGGGACTAACTCCAGTTCTAATGGTGGATCTGTTAGTGCTAACCAAAGTTTCGCTGTGCAGTATGTGAATGTGATCATTTGCAATCATTCATAAATACTGATATAATAATTCCAAATCAAGTTAAATGACATGAGTGACAAATCAAAATGGTGTCCTTTAATTAGGAAAAATTGTGTGGAGCACAAATGTGCTTGGTACATGCAAATCATGGGTTACAACCCCAACACTGGTCAAGATGTGAATGAGTGGGGTTGTGCTATAGGATGGATTCCTTCTTTGGTAATTGAAGCGTCGGCACAAGGTAGATCAACAGCATCAGCAGTTGAATCATTTAGAAATGAAGTTGTGAAAGCGAATGACCAGAATAAACGCATATATATTGAAGAAGCATTAAAAAATAACGGAGTGATTCCCACTACCGTTACTCCGTTAACCAATTACCTAACAGAAGGAGAGGACGAAGAGCAATGAGTATTCAAAGATTGACAGTAGTTGTAGATGATGGATTCATCCGTGTGGATGATAAATCTGCTAGTGGATGCGACATGTCATGGGTACCAACCTATCATTGTGAGCATGTGGGATATACTACTTCAGTGCACGCCATTCAATGGATTGCAGACAGAGGAGAGATTGAACTCTGTGCTGGTCCATGGGGAACCAACATGGGTGCAAACATTGAAATCACAAATCTTGATGAAAATAACCTCGGTGTTGGAGCAACCACTGCCCTCAATAATAGATTAGATGCAATTGCTGCAGAAGAAGAAGCAGCAGCAGTAGCAGCCGCAGAAGCAGCAGCATCAGCAGATAATTACCTGTCTGAGACTGATCTTGATGCTATCATTTCCGCCCTAGAAGGCGCATAAATTAAAACACACTACATTATATTTGATTATGTCACAACATAAAGAAGAACTCTGGTCTAATAATTATACCGTTATTCCAGGGTTCCTTGATTCTTGTTCTGCCAAAGAACTTTCTGATGAATTTAGAGAGTTTTCACGTAGAGAAGGTTTGGAGGGAGATCAGCAAGTTCCCCATTCACAAGTTGTATACAACTATCTCCCATTCTTGGAGATTTTATGTCAGAAGTGCCCCGAAGTAAGCATTGCTATCGGGGAAACTGTTCTACCAACTTATACTTACGCTAGAGTATATAAGAATGGTGCTACACTCGCAGGACATACTGATCGTGATGAGTGTGAAATTTCACTAACTGTCAATCTTGATGGTGATGAAGAATGGCCTATTTGGATTGAAACTCCAGATGGTAAAGAGGCAAGAGTATCTCTAAAACCTGGAGATGCCATGGTTTATCTTGGATGCACTGCAAGACATTGGAGAGAAGAATTTAAAGGTAACTGGTTTACTCAATGTTTTTTACATTATGTTAGAAGTAGAGGAGATAAAGCAACTTCTGTTTTTGATGGTGCAAACAAAACCAAAACAACGATTGGCATAACAAATTACCTAAATCTCAAAGAAGTTCAAAAAGAAGAGAGAACAATAGAAGAAACACCAAAAGTTTCAGATAATATGGAAATTGTAATTTCCGAAGATGGTCTTGAAATGCTACAAGAAAAGAAAGTAGTTGAGGAGTTCAAGCAAAGAGGAACAAATACATTAGAAGATTATGTAAAAGTATTTTATGATGTTGTACCAGAAGATCTCTGTGATGCAATCATCAAAGAATATTCAAACTGTGATGACTGGAAAGCCGCTGAAACTGGTGGTGGGTACAATATCAAAGTAAGACATGTCGATGAAATTGGAATTAGTCAGGATCCAGTTATTGGAGATAGTGTAATACGCAGACAACTGGATGACAGATTATTTGAATGTGTTGCAAGTGTGGGTACCAAATACCATGAAATCTTTGAACACTTTTCTATTGATGTTGATACCGGATATTCATTACTCAGATATAGAGAAGGACAATTCTACTGTCAACATGTAGATAGTTTTGCCGCTCAACAGAGAAGTCTATCATGTTCACTCATCTTAAATGAAGATTATGAAGGTGGTGAGTTTTGTTTCTGGGATGGTACTATGATGCATAAACCACCCAAAGGTGCGGCATTGGTATTCCCATCAAACTTTATGTTCCCACATGAAATCAAACCTGTTAAAAAGGGTGAACGCTATTCAATTATTACTTGGTTAGTATGATTCATGAAAAATTGAGGGGAATCCCACATATTCGTTATATCAATTTAGATGAAAGACCAAAAAGAAACAACTTACTGGAGGATGAGTTCAGTAAGTATGGAATTACAGACTATAAAAGGTTATCCGCATCAACATATTCTGCAACAAAATTAATATCTAACTGGGATGATTTCATTCATACTCCTTCTACACACGCTCCAAGATATACATCCATTTTAGTAAATCAACTTCATAGTATTATTGATTGGTATCAACAAGAAGTATCTGAAACTTGCCTGATACTTGAAGATGATCTATCATTTGACCTTGTAGAAGATTGGACTTTTGACTGGGAAACTTTGATGTCATATATCCCCAAGAATTGGGACTGTGTTCAGTTTCATATTTTGGGGTTGAAATATATGCAAATGAATTTGCACCGTAGAACAAATAATAATCAAGGTGCAACATGTTATATGATCAACCGCAGATATGCAAAAAAACTAATAGATATTCACTGGATTGACGGCAAACTGAAATTCCATGAAAACTATGGGATGTCTGAGTTGTTTCCAAAGTTTTATTATCAAAGTCCAGACTATGTTCCTTATGAAATTGGTATCACATATTCAATGCCAATATTTACTACGAACAGGACATTGAAATATGTCAGTGATGCACACGAGTCTCACATTAATAAGCACGCAATAGTAGCAGACTCTTGTGTAAGAAAATGGTGGAAGAATGAAGCGAGTAAATATCAACTATCTGATATCTTCTCAATCAATACACCAAAACTTAAAGAAATGATATTCAAAATCGGTGATGGTCAACAATCTTGGACATAAATTAAAAGGATTGCCAAAGATATATTATTTAAATTTGGATTCCAGAAAAGATAGATCAGATTGGATGGAGTCTCAATTTGATAAGTATAGAATATCAAATTTTGAAAGATATTCTGCATCCACATATAAAGCGTCTGAAATAGACAGTTGGAAGCATTTGGTTATAGGATGTAAAGAACTAATATACAAACGTGAGAAGCGTCACCGAGTTGAATGTGCCACTGCAATGTCAACTTTGGACATGATTAAGCATTGGTTGACTACATCTGATGATCCATACTGCATCTTGATGGAAGATGATTATGATCTATATCCAATAGAATATTGGCACTTTGATTGGGAATATCTTATGAATAACATCCCCTATGATTGGGATTGTATTCAATTGGGGTTTGAAAATATGCACACGATTCCATGTTTCCTTCACCCCATCTTACCTGGTCACGACTATGGTCCATGTATGATCAATAGACCATATGCCGAAAAATTATTAAGGTTGCATACAGTTGATGGAAAATTTAACTTTTACCATCATAATGGTAACTGGTGGTGGAGAGACGCCATGAGACTTCCAGGATCGACTGTAGACTACTTTGTTTGCCAAAATGGAAGAACATATTCAATTCCATTAATAACTGTCACAGAAGACCTTGGAAGTTACGAAGATGATTATCTTAGAAATGATCGACCAGATCTAAATTTTACAAGAAAAGCATATTGGAAATGGTGGACAGAACTAAGAGATGAGTATACGTTGAAAGACTTTTTCTCTTATGGTAAACCAAATGATAGATATATTAAACGGTCTCAGTTATTATGAAAAGACCTCATTGTATTGCACCTTGGACTTGGTTAGCAGCACTACCCAACGGAGATGTAACTCCATGCTGTTTCAATCAAGATGTTATGGGAAATGTTCATCGACAAAGTGTTGATGAAATTTGGAATAGTGGTGGGATGAAAAAACTTAGGGTTGACATGTTCAAGGAGAATCTCCCTGAAGGATGTCGATTCTGTCAGCAAGTTGAGGATCTTGGTGGAGAAAGTAGAAGAGACATATACAATGAAATGTTGGGGAAACATTTTGATGATGTAGAAGAAAATACAAATAGTGATGGATCAGTAAAAGAAGTGAAAATTGCTGGTTGGGATTGGAGGTTGAGCAATAAATGCAACTTCAGTTGTAGATACTGCATTCCAGACTGGAGTAGCGTATTGAACAATAATGTAGAAAAAAATTGCTCATCATCACTAAATTTAGAGGAGTTTCTTGATAAGCACGCATCTGATTTAGAATTTATGGAGTTTGCTGGCGGTGAAACTCTCCTTACAGATGAACATTACTATACTTTAGATCGTCTTATTGAAGTGGGTAATACTGACATTGACATATGGTATAATACGAACATGTCAATACTAAAGTACAAAGGGAAGTCTGTATTAGACTATTGGAGACAGTTTAACCCAGATAAACTTGTCGTTCATGCGAGTATCGATGAAATAGATGAGCGTGCAGAGTTTTTAAGAAAGGGAACAAAGTGGGATCTTATAGAAAAGAACCTAATTACATTATCTAAAGAAAAATTTAAAGTACATACAAACATTGTAGTATCATGCTATAATATATTCAGACTACATAAAATTATTGAGAGATTAACTCAAATTGGTTGGTTGTCTGAAAGATATAATTTTCAAAACTTTATGCTGAGTTTTGAGTTTGATCGTTTTCACTTAAGGTTGATTCCAGAAGATAAGAGACAAGAAATAAAACAAGAACTATACTCTTACATAGATTACTTCAAAGATGTGAGAGGAGTTGATCTTCATGATAAATTTAAACATATTATAGTAGAATTAGATCAACCCGTAGAAAATGAGAAGCATGGATGGTTTCTCAGAGACACCCTAAAAAAAGATATAGATAGGGGAGAAAATACTTTAAAAACTTTTCCGGAATTGAGGTGCATCATAGACTATGCAAAACGATAAAACATACCCTGAAGAATCAAGACCAACGAAGTTTTGTAATATAGATGATTTTATCTGGGTAAAAGACGATGTTTTAACTCCAAAATTTTGTAATGATTGTATTGAAAAATTTGATTCTTCTAGAGAAAGAGTAGATGGATGTGTCGCTGCTGGTGTAAAGAAGCACATCAAAAATACCAAAGATCTAATGGTTACCCAATCTGAGGAATGGGTAGAAGAAGATGAAGTATTCGCAAATTCTCTACAAAAATCTTTACATCAATACATTGATTACATTAATAAGATCAGTATCGGTTTTGAATTATCTTCTCATGAATATTATGATACAGGATATCAAATTCAAAGATATGAACCAGATGCTGGATATGTATGGCATAATGATGACAATATGCCTCAAGGTCAAGAACAAAGATGTTTTACATTTATCTGGTATTTAAATACCGTAGAGGTTGATGGGTATACTCAATTTGTTAGTGGAACAAGAGTAAGAGCAAAACAGGGAAGAATTGTAATTTTCCCTTCAGGATGGACATATCTACATAGAGGATATCCTCCAAAGCATCAGAGAAAATATATTTGTACTGGTTGGTTGCACGCACACGGATGAATAATGCAATTTGTATATCTGGGTCAATTAGATACCCACATATTGGTTTAAAGAGTATTAGTAAAATTCTTCCAAGTAATTCAAAGATTTTTATTCATACTTGGAGTAATGTGAAGACTGGAAGGTTTTTGAAAACTGTACATGATTTACACTACAAAGAGGGTATCAAAGAAATGATCGATACTGACTTTGATTTATTGCAGTATCCGTATGAAAAAATAAAGGTAGATGATTTTAGTGAAACCTTTGATGAATTAAAATCATTATATGACAGTCTTACTTTTCGTCCATTTGAACGTGTTCGTGCTAGGAATGATGTGGGAGTATTATCAATGTATTACTCAATATATCAAGCAAATCAATTGAAGTGTGAATACGAAAAAGAGAATGATATAATTTTTGATCAGGTAATTAGAATGCGTTTTGATAGTGATATTGTCAATGACACATTAGATCTTACAAAGACTGCTAATTTTGATTTGTGTATACCAGACATTCGTTTTGATTATGCTGGAATTAATGATCAATTTGCCATCGGATCGTCCAAAACTATGGATGTATACTCCAACATATATAAAGACATACGTGGTTTAACGGATTGCGAATATTGTGGGGAACAAATACTTGAAAATCACTTAAAGAAGAAGAATATTACTCCTACAAGGATTAAGTTTCCAGTCAATAAAAATAATAACATTGATTTCACATTATACACAGAATTATAAGAATGAATATTGGATTTATTGGTCTGGGTAAATTGGGTATGCCATGTTCTTTGGAGATAGCAAAGAAAGGGCATAATGTATTTGGGTATGATATTCTAAAGCATCACAGTAGTGATATAAGCATATGCCCAAACATTGCTACAGTTGTTGAAAAGAGTGAAATAATATTCATCGCTGTACCAACTCCACATCATCCAGAGTATGATGGTAGATCGCCATGTATGCACTTAGAACCAAAAGACTTTGACTATTCAATCGTAAAGAATTGTCTGGAGCAAGTGAATAGACATGCTAATGGACAACTCGTTGTTCTGATCTCTACAGTGCTGCCTGGGACCACCAGGGAGCAACTGAGACCGTTAGTCACCAATGCCAGGTTCATATACAATCCCTATCTAATTGCTATGGGAACTGTGTCTTGGGACATGGTGAATCCAGAGATGGTTATGATTGGAACCGAGGACGGTGAAGAGACTGGCGATGCAAAAGAACTGATTGAATTTTACAAGACTATAATGGAGAATGATCCACCGTATGTCGTGGGAACATGGGATGAGTGTGAGTC